AGGTGCCTCATAAAAATTTTAAAAAAAAAATCCTGCAGTTCACGGAACACGTCGCTGAATGACAGGTCGAAAATAAGCCCTTTCAATGGACGTCCCAAGCACTCCCTCGCGTACGTGTGCGTGTACTATATATTAGAGACACATATGTGAGGTAAAAAAGTCACTTCATAAATACTTGATGTGGACTGCCTACCGACTCGTAGATAGGCAAAAGGTCCATGTAAGGTAACACCAACGTAAAATTTATAAGGTCAAAAAACTATGTCGATACCAGTATTATTAGAAGACGGCACACCCTATACATGTATGGTCAGCCTCAAATGTACTGTGAATATAGGAAAGAAGGGCCAAGAAATATATCATCAAGTCCGTCCGATCAGAAAGAAGAAACTTCCTGAGATGTTGCGAGAAGCAACACGGAGATACGGACTCGAAGAAAAAGAAGCGAAAATACTCGTATATCAAGATATGAGTAATACACTCACCATGTTGCAGAGAATCAAACTTTTACAGGAGGTAATGGATAAATGAAAAATGAATTAGCAGTACAAGAACCATATGAAACTACTTCCTTGGAAAGTGCCTTGATGAATCTTCAAGCAAAGACTCCCGATAAAGTAATAGTGAGTCCCAACGAATTCCTCGCGTCAGTATTCAACGATGGTGATGTGGACATGGAAATAAGAATCAAAGCAGCAACCGCTGCGAAGAAAGACAACGGTAAGAGCGATGCCCCCGCGGTAGCGATTACTGTAAACAACGACTCCCCTGAAAAGGGACCAGTCTCATTCGACATGGATGAGATGTGATGGATATTCCAAAACACTTGGAAGGCAACACAAGCCTCATTTGGATGCACCAAAGAAGATCAGGAAACACTGATTGGGTGATGACAGGATTAAAATACATAACAACAGACGAGAACGGATTATATAAGCAACACCAGTTAGAAAAGGCGTTCGAGTTACATGTACAAGAAAAACAGTTGATAGTGCTTCACCATCCGAATTGTCTAATTGACAAGGTGAAGTTCGAATCAAAAGTAAGAGGGATGCTTGAGAAAATAAATCAAGATCTCCAAGATAGATACTAGAAGCATGAACCCGTACCGGAACGGGGAAGTGTTAGAGTGATGTTTACTGAGTCGTTACACTTACCAAACACTCAGTTTGATGTGAAGTAGTTCAATGGTAGAACACAGGCCTGTTAAGTCTGGTGTTGTAGGTTCGAGTCCTGCCTTCACAGTTGTCAACGCACATAGGACATTAATTACGTGCCAGTTAGAGACCACTGTAAAAGGTCTGCATGCTTCTTTAGCTCAGTGGTAGAGCAATTGCCTTGTAAGCAATAGGTCCTCGGTTCAAGTCCGAGAAGAAGCTCTATATGGATGATCGGCCTTACTGGTGACGGGTCACTGTAGACGTACAGAGAGGTAGGTTCGATTCCTACATCATCCACCATGATTTTATATGGGCGTGAGCAAAGACACCGTACTTCCTGTAAAAGTCAGGAGATGCCTACCATTTGTTATAAAGTTAGTACCAGTACATGTTCATATGTAACTGGAACCAACGTACTTAGAAAAACAAAAAACCAGAAATGAACATTATATGGTTCAGACTCCTAGAGGAGACATTCCAAGGCGCTATGCCCGTAGAGTAGAGGATCACATCCTTTTATGAACCGCACCATTTTGAAGTGAAGCCAGTCAGATTGCATGAAGAAGCTCTGGAATACTGTTAGGCACTCCTATTAAACGGAGCCCGTCGCAGGTTGAGAATCCTGCCACTTCATATCTTCTCCCACAGTATCCTCTCTGTCCTCCGCGGCATGCAAGGTAGTGGGAGGTTCTTTTTCAAATAACCATAGGAGGACTTATGGAAGAAATCATAGGTTCTTCAGGATTGACAGACGTAGAGAAAATGTTCGTCCGTTCAGATAATTATCTATACACACGTTACAGAATGTACATGACCATGAACTATAAGTTCCAACGATCATGGCACTTTCAAGTAATATGTAACAAACTAGAAGATATAATGTGTGGTTTCCAGAAAAACAACATTGTAATTAATATCCCGCCCGGGTACGGTAAGTCTGAGATTATATCAATAGGCATGACCGCATTCGGCATGGGACACGAACCAAGAAGCAAGTTCATCGTATGTTCATACGGTGTCGAAGTATCAGAAGTGTTTACGTCACAGGTAAAAGATTTACTTGAGGAACCATGGCACAAAGACATATTCCCATGTGAGATGGACAGATCCACATCGGCTAAGAAATATTTTAAAACGACAGCTAAAGGAGAAGTACTCGCAGCAAGTCCAACATCGAAAGTAACAGGACACAGAGCAGGTACAGCACTTCCCGGATTCTCGGGCATGATAATAACGGATGATACTAATAAAGCATCAGATTCGCGATCAGAGGCGAAATTATCAGAAGCAGTCAGATTTCAGTCAGAAACACTTGAATCACGTAAATTCAATGATACAGTACTGAAACTAATAGTAATGCAGCGACTATCGGAAAAAGATCCGTCGGGAGTAATGCTCGAAGCAGGATGGGACCATTTATGTATCCCTGCCGTAGTAAACCTCGAGCAACTGTCAGTATTTTGCGAAGGACTCGGAATAGATCCGAAGACGACCAACTCGTATAAAGAAGGTGATGTAGAAGAAGATGAGTTCCCACTGTGGCCTTGGAAGCTTTCTCTAGCAAAACATAGAGAAGACAAGAAGAACATGGACGGACTGACATATTCAGGCCAGTACATGCAGAACCCGACACCAGACGGTGGTAACATAATCAAGACTCACCAGTTCCAACGGTATGCAGTCATTCCGGACAATATCCAGTTCAAGATAGTAACGATGGATACAGCGTGGGACGAAGGTACACGTAACGACTGGTCAGTACTCCAATGTTGGGGATATACTGGGACAGGTATATACTTACTCGATCAATGGAGAGAAAAGGTAGACTTCGACAAACTACAGAAGACTGCCCATATGTTCTTCCTGAAACATCGACCTCGTACAATGATAATAGAGAACAAGCAAAGCGGCATAGGCGTGATTCAGTACTTGAAAAAGAAGATGGTGCCAGTAACGGCAGTAACTCCTTCGAAAGACAAAGTCACTCGAGCACTTGACGCACAACCATCCATCGCGGCAGGTTATGTATGGATACCAATGGAAAACTCGAACACGTGGATAAAAGAATTCACCGATGAGACAGAGACTTTCCCAGTAGGTAAACATGATGACCAAGTAGATTGTCTCGTAATGGCTGTAATAGAGCTTTGTTTAGGTAAACAGTTCGATATCACAGGTATTGAGATAAACTGCCCGACTAGAAAAGAATTATTAGCAATAGTAGGTGGATCAGACGTAGTTGATGTCTTCGACCTAGTAACAAACAACACAACCAAAACAGAAAACAATCCTTGGCTCGAAGCTACAGGAATGTAGGAGATATAAAATGTCAGAAGAGAAACAAGAAATAATAGACCAGTTAGTATCAGAAGGCCATGAATTAAACAAAATCAAGAGATTAAGTTTGGACAAGCTCAAGAACAAATTGGCACCAATTGAAGAAGTCGAGTCAGTCGAAGAGACTATCGAAACACTTGATGAAGTAATTGAAGTAGTGCTCGAAGACGAAGCTCCAGTCGAAGACGAAGCTCCATCAGAAGCAGAGAAAGCATTCGAAGAGGATGAACTCGAGGCTCTTTTAGAGAAAACACTTAAGGCAAGTATTCTCAAGAGACATATGATGAAGGCAAGATTCCTCACGTTACTCAAACTAACTCTTGCAAGCAAAAGAAAGAATTTACACGGCATCCAAGGACAGTATAAAGCAATATTCCCTGTACCACATCTGAATAACGTAAATGCAGATGTATACAAAGTATACGAAATGTTCAAGAAAGCCGTTAAATCAAAATAATAACGACCCTCTATGTGAGGGTCTACAAGGACCCTCAATATGATACAATTTATCCAGAAACTGTTCAATAGAACGAACGAACGATCTACATCAAGCAAAGTAGATGAACCCTACCCACAGACACCTGCAGGATTACCAGAAGACAGTGCATCCGCAGGATTAAACATGCACTCAGGGTTTGAGATTAAATTTGAAGACACCCCATCTGAAGGAAAGAACAATCAGTCAGGTGCTCGTAACTACAGAAAAATGACTCAGGACCCAACGATCAACGGCACACTCCAGATGTATGACTCGATCCTACGCATGGCTAAGTGGCATGAAGAAATGGCACCAGAAGATGGACAGCCCAATTGGTCAGAAGAAAAAGCAATCGAGGCTCAACAGTTCCTCAAATCATGTAAAGAAGACATGCAAGGATCAATGAAAGATCTTGTATCTCAATTCAGTGACATGCTTACACACGGATTTCAAGTATCCGTACCCCAATTTAAATTTAGACATGGACCAGAACAAGATGATCCTAAACGTAAATCAAAATACAGTGACAGCAAGATTGGTTGGCAGTACTTCAAAGCTATCGACCCGTATTCAGTATACCGTTGGGAGACTCCTAGAGGTGAAGGGTATTCAAACCTTACTGGAATTCACCAACAGACTCTAAGTGGAGAGAAGACATATATCCCACGCGACAGAGCATTAATATTTAGAACAACTGCAAAGAATGATTCACCTTCAGGTTTTTCAATTCTAAATGGCGCAGTTGAACCATGGAAAGAAAAAGTAAGATCAGCAGACATTGAACTAATCGGTCTCGAGAGAAATCTCGAAGGGATACCTATTCTAGATGTGCCTGCATCATATTTAACTAAAACAGCAACAGACGATCAGAAGGCAGTAGTTCAATACCTTAAGAAGGCAGGATCAAGTCTTAAGATGAACAACCAGACATATATGCTCAGACCCTCAGACAGGGACGACAACGGCAATAGACTGATCGACATAGAGTTGCTATCAACATCAGGTACCACACGCCCAGAAGCGGCACGTGCTATCGTTGAATCGAAAGAAAGACTCATTGCAGAGTCCCTATTATCACAGTTCTTGAAACTAGGATCTAGTTCAGGATCATATGCACTATCAAGTGATCTTACAGACATATTCATTTTAGCACTCAAAACATACCTAGACCACATCAAGGATATACTGAACTCAGAAGCAATACGCTACCTGTGGAAAGTAAACAAGATGGACATGCGATACATGCCAAGGTTCGAATTCTCAGGACTTGAGAAAGACAACGTGTCAGAGTTCTTAAATGCACTATCACAAGTAGCTAACGCAAACTTAATTGTACCAAGCAAAGAGATCCAGAAAGAGATCTTAGAAAGACTTGACCTTCCTTATGAGGAAGCAGGTAAGAACTGGGAAGAAGTTGAAGAACTACGAGATAAATTAGCAGATGCAGCTATTTCTGCAGAGAACAATGCTCAAGCAATTTCGGGAGCAGGTTCAGGTAAAGACACTAATACAAATCAATCGAAGCCTACCGGAGGAGTCAAAAAGAAGTCAGGCACTCCAGTAGACAAGATAATAACCAAAGGATAGAGTTATGAAATGCAGCAGATTTAATTTTTCTAACTCGACACCTAAGAAATGTACGGGAATACCTAGAGGGTTTGACTGGAGGGTGTCTATAACTAGAAAAGACAAGGAAAAGGCACCCTTAAACCTCACAGGATACACCAACAAAGTAATAATAAAAGACATGTCAGGTGCAACTATATTTACTTTAATTGATGTATTGGACTTTAGTGAAAATGGAATATATACACCTGATGTAGCAACAGGCCAAATGTATATAATAATCAAAAAAGAAAGCACAGGTACAATGGCAGACTCTCAATATAAATATGAATGGGAGTCAGTAGAACCAGATGGATTCAGTAGGTTATTTATGTTTGGCGAAATCAATGTATATCAAGGAGCATTCTAATGAGTATTACAGTATCTCCTCAGGACATATCATACATTGAGATAGAAGCAGGACACGAGGTAACTGAAATAAAATCAGAAGATGTCCAAGTAATTGTAGAAGGAGGGACTACTCAAGGAGTCCCGGGACCTGCAGGAATAGGAGTACCTTCAGGAGGTACTCCCGGACAGGTTATAATAAAATCAGGTGAGTCAGATTATTCGACCGAATGGACTACAATAGATACGTCCAAAAGTTGGGAATTCTATGCTATGAATGTCGAATATACCGGAGTAGAAACAGCTTTAGCTTCTGGCGATGTCCTTGAATGTACAATAGACGGCAATACAATTTATAGATTTATAAATGGCACAGATGGAGCCAATGGCTACCCAATAGAAGATTCATTTTATACGAATTTTGACGCCACCAATTTAACAAATTTAATAGTAAGTAGAGGTTAATATGAGTTTTTTTCGATCAGGTACAGCAATAACTGAAGCGGGTATTGGATGCCTATGCTTGCTTATTGAGGATAATTAAAAATGAAAAT